TGCTCTTCGTATGTTTTATTTCTGTTGCGTGGCATACTTCTCCCAGATACCTCGCTCTACCATCATCGCAATGATTGCGTAGTTGGCAATGTCAATGAAGCTATCTTCGAGAGCTTCATTGTTAGGTTCAATGGAGTTGTATATAAGATTCTTAAGTCGCTCAAGCTTGTCCGACATACGAACCATCAACCCATTGGTCGCACCACCAGGTGCATTCCAAATGTTAAGTGGACCGTAGTCGATTTGCTTCATGACCAAGATAGATAAGAGCTCATCATAAATACCTTGAGCATCTTCTTGGAAGTTATCGATCGTTAGTTTGTTCGTCGCCAACGGAGCACCTTTCACTTGTTAATTGCGTTAACTAAATCAGCTAACGCTTGCGCTCCTTGGTCTACAATTATACTGTTAACATCACTGTCAGGCGGTAACGACACGCGGACAGCTTGAGGTATTGCATCCTGCAATCGACGTGCTAGTTCCTGCCCTGGGTTAGAGCCATCCTCTTTAGCATCGTTGTCTGTACAGATTACGACAGTACCAATACCATCAAAACACCTACTAAAATAAGGCTTCCAAGCGTTAACGCCAGCAACGGCAACAGCAGGGAACCCAGCAAGAGTCGCACTAATCGCATCGATCTCTCCTTCTACTACTAGTACTTGATTAACTGCATGAAGTATTGCACTTACGTTATACAGGTGGTGCTTCTGTCCTGTAGGTATCATGTACTTAGGATCACCGCCGTCAATGCGACGGAACTTAAACCCAACTACACCAGCCTCTGTTATATAGGGGATGGATAGGTGATGCTTAAGTCTGTCTTCGTGACCAGGTGCTACCTCTGCTACGTAACCTAGTAAAAAATTTTCAGCACCATCAAGGATGCCACGCTTTGCTAAGTAAGCCTCTGCTGGTGAGCCAGCAAGGCTGTCATGATACTGATGTGCTGCCTTAGTCCAGAGATCTATGAGCTTGGGATTAGTCTTCATACTTTCTCCTGCCTGTGTGTAATGAATGGGGGTGCAGTATACACATCATTGCGAGCAGCAATTTGCATTGCTTGCTTCCATGTTGCGCCACCTGCTAGTGCGCCAAGTGCAAAGCTAGACCCTGACCCTGCGCCATACAGCCCATCATCACGCAAGTAAACAGAATAAGAGTCATCTATTTGGTAGATCGTGCCGTTGATTGCGAGTATGAATTCGAAACCAGAGTCAGCATCATCCTTGTCTGGAGCCCAGCCAGATTCTTTAATGCAATCTCTAATGCTTGGGGCTACAGTTGTAATCATAAAGTGATACATGTCTTTGATGTTAGCTGGGATTGCTGGTGGTTTCCACACGTGTTGTATCACATCACATGGTTGTACATCCCCAGCACCAGCGACTAACCACTTACCCCGCTTGCTAATCTTAGTAACAATCGGATGTGAGTATGGTCTGCCACCTGCGGTGGTACGTGAATCGGCTGCGATAATGCAGCCGTTGTCTTGTTGGATACCAATGATCGTTGTCATCTAGACCTCAACCTTGGTGGCGTCCACCTGCCACTCTTTTTGCTACGACGATTGTGAACAATCCCATGAGTACTAGATTCCTTGCCAATATTTTTTTCAGCCCATGAACGAGCCTCTGGGTATGCCAAGTTCTCACGAGCCATGATGATCTGTATACCAGAACCACCAGCAGCACATGCGTAGCATACCCAGACGCCCTTGTCTGAGTTCACCGAAGCAGACTTACGAGAGTCATCGTGTACTGGACACAGGATTGACTTCTCACCTTGCGGTAAGTCCAACCCATAATGATTGAAGACTGCTTCAAGGAACTCAGACTGATTCACTTAATACCAATTCCTTTCCTGATGGAACTTGTATGCCTTGCACCAAGATCCGTATCGATGTAGAACGTATTCGTGTGCTTCCGTTGCTTGTTTGAATACTGACCAATGTAGTTTTCCCCACATTAATTGCCAAGCTCCAGTCGCGGACGAACGCTTGTTCTTCGCTTCCAATCGGTAACGAGATTCTTTGTACGCTATCTTCAGCGAGCAATCTATTTCCGATTTGTTTGTAGTCAATGTGCCTATCGCATAGCGAAGCTTCTGCTTCGGTTCCATCATTGAAACTTTTTGTTCCATTGATATAACTGGAGCTGTTGCCTCCGCTGGTGATGTTATTAGCATCATTGATATTGCTACGGTTATTACCATCAACCGCATAGTTACCTCTTTTCAGTTGGTAAGTAACTGTCACCTTCTTACCTATGTCCATTGTAACCTGCCTGTTTTAGCAGATCAGCCCAGAGCCATGCGGGCATTACCGCGTATGACTCTGAGACATTTGTAGTGCCACGCTTTTTTATTAGCACCACGCCAGTCTCAGCATCAGCATGAGTCATCTCATCCGAGAGCTCTTGAAGATAGCCACTGAGAGTGATCTTCTTTTCATTCTTACATTCTATTACTACGCCGTCGATACCGTCAATGTCTCCGACATCGTCGTGCCGACCAGCACCATACGCACGTTCGGCGCATGGAAAGCCATAAGAGATTAGCCACTTGACTACATCTCTTTCGTATTGTGAACCTTTGCGTTTGCTAGGAGTTGACATAGTCAGTCACCAATATCTGTTCAAGAACAATGTTTCTTTTTCTTCGCATCATCTGTCGCTCCCTTGGTGTTGTCCCGCCCCATAACCCATGAGCCTCATGCTTTACTGCCCACTCTAAACACTGCTGTCTTATCGAACACCCAGAACAAATTGTTTTACCGAGTGCGTATACTGAAGTATCTCTTTCATTCTCTTCATCAGTGAAGAAGAATTCAATACCCACTTCCTTGCACCGAGCTTGACTGAAGTCTGGATAATTCATTGATGAGCTCCTCTATTGGTTGTAGTTGATTAGCATCCATCACTAACCGCATGCCGTAACCATAGTCATGTTTGTAATGTTCCGCAAGAAATCTTTCACGCGTTACATAACCAACCAAAGTAAACTTGCTATCGACATGAGGTAATTGTTTATCACCAAAGAACTGAACCAACACTGCGATGTCAGATACAAATAACTCTGGAGCATTAAAGATTAATTTATCTAGCGTTGACGTTTTGACTTGTATATTTTTTCCCAGTGATGTAGATAGGTCGTGTCCATTATCGCCACTCGGCGAAACCGTTCTGTCCACTTGTAACCCAAGTCCCTTGCCACACGCCATCTCACCCAGCTGACCCATAAGATTAACCGAATACGATGAATTGTTTTTGTCAAACTTTTTATCAACAACTTCATACTGTTTCTTGTTCTCTCTTACTAGGTGGATGAAACGAATCGCATCCAAGATCTCATCTAAAGTTAATTCAATATCTACTGCCATTGTCTCATTGTCCTTGCTCTTGCTAACTCGGCAGGTGAGTTATACAGACTCATGTGGCTTGCCTCCGCTGACAGCGAGACGTAAGTCTCTGCTGTTGGGTCAGCCTTACCATGTCGGTTCTTCACTACAGCAACGCGATAAGCGTTTGCTTGTCCGTCTAGTGCAACACTAAGAACCAACTCTGGTAAAGCTGCAACCTTACCCATCAACGCTTTACGCGGAGCAGGATAGTTAGGCTTTGACATCTTCTCGTTCTCGGACACGTGATGAAGAACGATAAATGCTGACTCGTATTCACGAGCCATGTAGTGGAACGCTGACATTGCATCTCGCAATGCTGTCCACTCATTGTCGCTTGTTGAAGCGACATTCATTAAGTTGTCTACAAAGATTGCTTGTGGAGCAGAGCCGTGCAGTTCTATCCAAGCTTCTATTTCTTCTTCGATATCTTGTAACGAAGGCGACGGATCAAAGTTGAATCGAACATGCCCTGCACCATCAGCAAGTGCGTCCTCTAAAAGAACTGAGGCATCCGAGTCCATCATCCTCTCAACTTGTGCGACTTCTTTCTCCATGAGGATTGCCCCTGCACGAGTTGCTATTGTTCGGGAGTCAGAGTCAGCTGAGAAATAGAGTGAAGGAATCTTAGATTGAATTGCGTACCACAGTGCAAGTAGTGTCTTACCACCACCTGGTTGTGCTGCTATCAAATGCAATTGCGCTTGACGAAACACAACCTGTGATTGTGTAAGTTGGGGCAGGATCTCGGGGAGCATGTGTCCCGCTGGTGATTCAACCCCCACTACTTGCAACAGTGAACGCATGTTACTTAGCCCAGATTGTTTCTGCTTCTACTGCGCCTGGGGTGAAAGGCTTCGGTCCCTTGGCTGGGTCGAACCAACCAACGTAAGCCTTACCAGCCTTGGAAGTACCCTTCTTCTTTGCGTACTTGCCACGACCGTCTGGTAATGCTGGTGCATCTGGATGTCCATATGTCCATTCATTACCGTAGCGATCCATGATTACTTCAATCGCTTGAGGTGCAGTACCTGTTGCGACTGGAGTTGGGTTGAGACCAGCATCTTGTAGCACCTGCACCGCTGCTGCTGGAGCTGCTGCGAATGCACCACCTGACGCACCGCCTGAGCGGTTGTTAAGTGATTGCTGTAGTTCAACAGCAGAAGCAATTGCTTCAACTGCTGCGGTTAGGTTAGCCCTGAACTCGCTAACACTATTACCTCGGACAGTAAACAGGTCAGTTGAATTCAACTTACCTGTGTATGAGAACATAGATTCAGTCATCTAGTTCATCTCCTTTTCTTTTTCCCTGGATTTGTAATGGGAAATCTTTGCCACCCATTGCAGGACATTGTGCCGTAAAACTACACATCCTGCAAGAGTCACCGACTGATGGCGGAAACCAACCATCCCAAACAGCTGAGTTCATTGCACCAAAAACATAATCAAAATATTCCATTGTCAAATGCGACAAGTCAATCAATTCATCGAGCTCGCCTTTGCGAGTCATGAAGAAAGCTCCCCACTTGGGGCGGATGCCATAGCTACGCTCAATACCAGAGGCGTATAGCCCAGCCTGTATAGCACCGAAGGGCGTCCTAGAACCTGTCTTGTAGTCCACGATAACCAAGTCTTCCCCTACTTGATATATCGCATCGACTACCATGCGTACTGGTGTACCCCCGAAGTGTACATCAGCAGCCCATTCGATTCCAGGACGTCCATCGGGCATGGTTGCGATCTGCCAACCAGATTGTTTGTACCAGTTATAGTACGTCTCAACCTGCTTGAGTCCATCGCTCTGCCAGAATGGCAGATCCTCACCGTCAGGACGCAAGGTGGTCTTACGTCCTGCGGTCTTCCACTCGCTCGAGGGAATGCCTGTCTTCTGTTCTGTTTCCAGAACGGCGTCATTAAATACTTCCGCCCACTTAGTTGTCAAATCGATATTCATCGGGTTTCCAATCTGGGTGATCTACTGGGGTTGGTGCTGTCATTGGTGAGCCACAATTGGCGCAGAAGGAATCTAAGAACCACATAACTAATTCGTAGTCTTGGAAGATTGCTCTGATAACTTGGATGTTGCTTCCGCAATTTATACATTCATTGCTTGGCACTCCACGTT